ATCATAGGAGCCTGAGCAGGAGCCTGCACAGCCGATTTGCCGCCCAAATTTGTAGGCATACCTTGGCTGGCATGGCCTTGGGAAGCCATTTGGCCTACGCCCGGCCCTGTGGGTTGCGATGGCATGAAAGGCATCTGGTAAGCCATGCCCGTGTTCATCTGGTTCATTTGGCTGGCCTGCTTAGACGGCAGGGAGGCCTGTGCTTGGCTCTGCATGGCATGCGCTATGTCGGTCGTAGGCTGCTGTAAAGAAGCCGTTTGCATTTGATTGCCCGGGATGTTGGGCATGGCAGGCTGCATTACCTGCGTCCCCGGCGACATAGCACCGCCAAAAATGCCTGTATTAGCTACGTTAGATAGCTGGCTGGCTAATTGTCCCGTGGGGGGTATGCTGGTTGATGTTTTGCCGCCCATGAGTATTCCTTAGCTATAACTGATAGAGACAATCTGCCCGGTGCCGGGAACGACTAAAATGCCCGTACTGACTGGAAAGTTAACAAATTGAAAGCCGACCGTATTGGGAATAATAAAAATAGGGTTTTTATTAGCCGAATTACTGTCGTAAATCACGCCCTCTGTGCTACCCGCCGTCAAAATGCTTACCGTAGCAATTCGACCAGCGGTCTTTTTGACGATTGTAGAGGCTGAAATGTTGGTCAAATTGGTTTGACCCTGAACATTCAAATACGCCTGATAGGCGTTATTTAACGCCGTTACGATATTCTTAGTAGCGGTTAAAATATCCGATAGCGATACGCTAGCGGCTGGCGGTGGAGTTGTTGGCGAGGCCATTAGTATTTACCGTCCTGTTGGAAGCGATAGCGCATATTACCTATACGCCAAAAGCTGTTGAGATCTTGGCTTTCTAGTTGTATAGAAACCAATCGGCCGCGAATGCGGGGCGAGATCCATTCGGTATTGACGGTCAATGGATACGGGCCGTAGGCCGTAGGCGTTTGTCCCGGATAGTCCGTAACGTAAAACGTCAGATTAACCGTTGCGTTCTGATCGCCACCGTAAAGCCCCCACTTCATGTCAGGCCATACTTGGTCAATAAAGGTCTTAACGTCAGCATCCGATAGCGTGAAATAACCGCTTCTAAAGCTGGACACCATCGGCGAATTGTCTGCATTGAACAGGTAATTCCCGTTCTGCTCTTCGTGCTGGTAAAGATACAGCGCACCGGGATCAAAGCCGATCGGCGCACCGACTACAGACTGATCCACCCAAGCCGATCGAGCCAGAGTGCCAAAGTCCCACTCCTGCAGGACGACATTGAGCTTGGCATAGGCGTTTATCTCGCCGCCATCGGTAATGGTGGGGTAGTACCAAGTGATTTCGCCGAACCGAGAGTTCACTGCTACGCGAATTTTCTGCAGGTTAGTCTGGTCTAGGTCTTGGAAAATAACGTCCCAGATCGGACAGAAAACCGGCTGGACACCGTTGCTGGTCAGATTAAAGAACTGGCTAGGCCCCATCCAGTAAACAACACCGTTGATACTGGCGGCCGCCTTCTGAGCAATGAGCCCGCATCCTGTGCCAATCTCGTTAAACGAATAGACGTAGGGCGGTCCAATATATTGCATTGACCAGCAGCTAATATCGGTCCAAATGAGGGTCTGTTGAGGGCCTTGGATACCGCCCACAATGCGCGATCCTTTAGGGATTCGGTACGATCCGGCCTGATTAATAACGGTCGGTATCCATGAGTTAAAGTTATTAACGTCACACCAACTAATTAAAAGGGGATCTAAAATGCCTGTCTGGGTGCTGCCATAGGCAATAATTTGCCTTTGGGGCATGGCCACAAAAACTCCGGTATTGACCGGAGGTGCCTGAGGAATGATGGTTGCCGTAGGGCTAGACCCTGAACCATTCCATTGATAGATAGGCTGAAAAGGCGTGTTAAAGACCGCTATCTGGCCACCCATAGCGGCTAAAGATCCGGTAGCTGACGAAGCAAAAGAAACCGAATTAGTGCTTGATGCGGTTACAACATACGACCCGTTATACGTTATTGGCGTAATGCCAGACACCACAATTTGCGAACCTACGCTAACCGGGTAGCTCTGTGAAAAGGTCACTGTTGCCGTGCTTCCAGTCCCTGAGACGGCCGTAACATTTAAAATGGGCTGCGGCGTCTGTGGGCAGGCAATTAAAATCTCGCCCCAGTTGTCTAACGTCCAGTCGGTGGCTGATATAGGGTTGCCGGTAATAGGGTTTACCGAAGAACCTGTTCCGTAGCCTCCTGCACCGTACTCACCTACGCCGTAGCCCGTCCCGGCAGGAACAGCGCCTACGCCAAAGCTAAAAATGAATCGGCCAAGGTTGCCGTTGATGTAAACACTAGTGCCAGCAACCGCTACCGCATTGCCTTGAATGGTAAAGCTGTTGCCATCGTTGGAGACGCTTTGGACAATGTAATTGCCGTAGATCGTCAAATTACCCAGCGCCGTAGGAACTAAGCACGGATAAGTGCTTCCGACTGAATAGCCGTGGTTGGCAAGGGCCACTGTAACAATGCTAGACCCGGTAGTGCTGGTAAATTGAGCTAAGTCTCCGCCGGTCGTGCTAGACGTTGGCGGGTTAGGGTTGCCTAAAATATCAACCGAATAGATCGTAAAACTATCACTGCTGATGTACCCGTCTTGATCGCAGGCATACGAGCCAAACAGAATAATGCCGCCTACACTGATATGAGTGGCGATATAAACCGAGTCGTAGTTAGTAATGCCTTCGACATCGGTGTTAGTCAGAACCACCAAAGGATTGCCTGCCGTCGTAGTGACGCTAGGGGCACTATTGTCAGTGACTGAAGTTGGCGTGATATCAATTAACGTGCCGTTGGTAATAACCCCTAATTCAGTAACATAGTTGGAATCGTTCTGTGTGCCAAAGGCCAAATGGGACGCTGCTTGGGTGTCTTCCCACGCCCACAGGGCACGAACAATTCGGGTGATTTGCTCAGGGTAAAATTTAGCCCAGCCGCCAAGCTTTTGAACCAGACCCACGCCGTTCTTGTCTGGAATAAACCGAATAAGCTGGGATTGGGATATGCCAGTTTCGTTTAATGCCGGTGTCTCGTTTTGATCAACGCCCGGCCGTAATTTGATCGATGCATGAGGCATGTTTCATTACCTCGTAGGCGTCGCAGCAGGGGAATTAGAACGAGACGACCAAGCAGAAGCCTCAAACTTCTTGCGGTACTCTTCGTTAACTGCTCCGGTTAGCAGGACTTGATACTGAGACTCATAGCTTTGAGCCATCGAAGGATCGTCGCTTAAACGGCCAAAGTTACGCTGGTAGGCGCTGATATAAATCATGCTGGCCATAATCAGCATATCCGGCAGATAGGTGCTAATAAAGGTTGTGCTGGTTGCAGCCTGCGATGGGTTGGTGCTGTATTCGTATAGCGTTGGCATACGAATGGTGCCGGTAATCTGTACTGGGTAATTTTTATCGGGGATCGGGCCTAAAAGTATATTATTAAACTGATCGCCCCCAGTACTAAGATCGCCTCCAAAAAGAGCAAAATATTGTGGTGGTCCATAAGTAGTCGTATCAATAGAGTAAGCGTAGACGTTTTGGATAAATTCTTTGGTTGATGCTAAAAGCGGCGGCAAGATGGGTGTAATCGAGCCGCTACCAAAAGAGCCGGTAATAGTTTGAATCGTGACAAAGTCATTAATTGAAATCTGAAGCTGTTGAGAACCCGCCGTCAGGGCGTAGGTGTTGCTCGTAACTAAATTAAGAAGGTCTAAATCGCGCTGAATTCGCAACTCAGCATAATTTAGCATTTGCGGAATAATGACGTTAAACGCCGGATCCACCCCCGAAACAATGCCGGTGGTGGAGTCTGCTACCGTATTAACAACCGCCATAGTCCCGATTTGGGTGACGTAACTGTTGTACGTTAGCGGTGTGGTATTCGGCGTAGACATGTCTATTCCTTAGTAGGGATCAAATTCTCTGCTTTCTGAAGCCTGCAGGAAGCCACTAGCCGGTCTGCAGCGGCAGCAAGCATATCGAGGCTTGATCCGATGTCGGGGCCGACAGAATGCATCTCAGGGCCTCGCTGAACGCTCCCTCCTTCGGTAGCACCAGAAGCGCCGGAAGGGGCGCTTGAGGGCACGGCTGGGGCTTTGGGGGCTGAGAGGCACAGCCGGATAGGCCCAATAGGATGAGCAGCGAGGCCGTCCTGCAGGCTTGCCAGTTCTTTCTGGTAGTCAGCTTGGGCTGCTTCATATTTACCCCTCCATGAGTCTTCAATGGCCGTTTTTCTTTGCTCTGCCTTTTGGAAGGCAGTTGCATCTTGGATCTGGACTTCTTTTTGGCCAGCCGTATACCCGAAATGATACGACAAAATCAATAAGATTATGGAAAAAATAGCCCCCGCGCCGTAAAGATAGATTTTCATTGGGGTGTATTAATTTCGCGCCGGACTCGCGCCCAGATGGCCACAAAGCCCAACCCGGCTAAAATTAGGTGGTGGTACGTCTCCGGGATAATTAATTTGACCTGCTCCCAGTAGGGGTAGACCGCATCTGGAAGTAAGGCAAACGCTGATATTAAAAGGGCAACGTAAGTAGTCATTTTGTTTTTTGCTAGAGAGCAAAGTTTTTTTAAGTAGTTCACATTTCCCCCGTCAATAAAATGTTAGCCAACAACTTGTACCGATAAGGCAGTTCTTTAGCCGCCGCTGAGGCCAATAGGCCGTCATGCGCTGCTTGCCAATCTTTGGCTTCAACAGCCGCCAAGGTGTTGTGGAATTTTAAAAGCCCTTGGACGCCAATGTTAAAAGCCACATCTAAAAGAACCGATGCCCGAACATCATCCAACCCTTGCATAAAGGGCTGGGCTGATAATTGAGATTTTATTTCTTCTACTTGAGCCTGCAATAATGCAGTGGCCGCATAAACGCTAATGCCTGCGCCTACATTAAAGCCATAGCCCAAAGTTTTATTGCCATCAATGTCATCATAAGCCCGGCTTCTAAAGCCTTCTTCAATTTTCAGCCGCTGAATGGCAATATCAATGTCGCTCATTTTCCGCCCACAAAGCTATGAAGGACATGCGTTATTAGTGCGCCCATCAAGCTGCTTAAACTAATTAACGTGGCAATAGCGCCTTTACTGTGTTGCATAGAAGATGAAATTTCATCAACTTTCGAGACTAAAGATTCAACGGCAAGCGTTAAATGCTGCACTTCAGAATTAAGGCGAGCATTGCTAACCTTTAAGTCAAGAATATGATTTTGGATAGCATTCTCGTCCACGATTTACTCCGTTAAATAGCTGATATTCTTATTTCAGCGGGTGGATCATTGGTTATGGTTACTGAGCCAGACCCCACAGAAAGCCAAACTTGGACTTGATCTCCGCCAGTTAAATTCAAAATAGCCGATGTGCTTAAAGTGTAAGAATCAGCATTAACCGTTGCTGGAAGGCTAACAGTTCCAATTTGCTGCCCAACCCCGTTAACCAAAAAATATAAGGATAAAGAAGATCCGTTAGCAGTAATGGGGACAGAAGTAGTTACTGAATATATTCCGCTAGTTGGAACTGAAACCGAAGACCCGGTAAAGTTAATGCCTCCTTGATAAAAATAATAAGAGTCCCAAGAAATTGGATTTGATATTGTTGCGCTAGCTGAGGTACTAGCATAAATACCAGCAGCAGGAGCAGTTCCCGCAATGGCAACTCCGTTAATATAAAAACCAGTGGCATTAATAGATCCGTTAGAAAGAACTTCAGTTCCTGTGGCCGCACCAACTTGAATTGCCCCGCTTGATCCAAAAATGCTTAAAGCAGGTTGCGGAACAGATCCTGTTGCAGTTGAAATTTGAAAAACAGAATAGGCACTTTCTTTCGCAGCAGAGATAGAGTAAGCCGACCCGCCGCCTTGAATAAGAAAAGTAAAAGATTGTCCAGAAATAGGATTAACAAAAACAACATCTGGTGATGAGGTTGAATTGTTATAACCCTGAACATTTAAAGCTGTTGATATTGATGCGTCATACCCAAAAATATCTAAAGAAGGTGTTAAGGAATTTGTCGCAACAACGGCGGAATTTCCTAATTTAACACCGCCCGTTGGTGACCCTCCTGCTGGCGTATATAAAGAATTAACTGAGGTTCCGGTGAAAGTTCCGCCACCCCCATTAAATTGAATAGACCCGGTAGGCCCTCCGGGAGTTCCGCCCCCTCCGCCGCCGCCAGATGCATTGATTGTTTGATTAGGCCAGCTTCCCGTGATGGTGACGTTAGTCCCTGCTACTAATGCCGGGGTGGAAGTTCCTGTACCGCCGCTGGCTACGGGTAAAATGCCGTCAAAACCTACCGTGACGTTGCCTGTCCCGCCTGAAGGTGATACAGCAATATTGGGACCTGCGGTTATCTGAGTAACTCCGCCGCCTCCGCCTCCGCCAGTTGCGTTAATCGTTACTACCCCTACGCCGCTGGTAGGGCTGATAGTGACATTAGTTCCCGCCACAATCTGAGAAACGCCTGCAATACCGCTGCCAGCGATTAAGGACGCTGGAATTCTAACCGTCGTACCATTTTGCACGGCAGGAATTTGCTCTGTGCCAGTAATGGAGATGGCGGCTGGAAGATTTAAAATAGGTATGTTTGACATTTTAATTATTACCCGCCAAGTAAAGAAATTCCAAAATATTGAGTTGCTTCAACAAGCACATCCCCTGACGTATTGCCTTCAAAAGTGGCTATCATTTCAACGTAATCACCTGCATTTAATTGAACAATTGCAGATCCCAAATTTACATGACTTGATGTTGTGATGTTGCTAAGGTAGCCGTAAGGGAAAATAGCTGATACATGGAAATAATCTCCATTAACTGCAAAATAGCTTTCACTTAAAAAAGCCCCAGTAGCCGTGGTTGGAACCCATCTATATCCCCCAGTTAATAAATAAATTCCAGATACGCTAACCGTAAATCTTGATGGATTTGAATTGTTGTAATAACTATTAGTGTCAAAGATAGGGCTATTTGAACTTCCAGATCCAGTAATATAAGGAACAATAATAGCAACAGGCCCTGACGTATAAGTAGGAGATCCTCCCGTTGCCGTGCTGACTGCGATGGTTTGAACAGTCCCTGATGTTTCTGTTGTATTGGCTAACAAAGCTCCACTGCTAGCTCCACCCGTTGGCGTAGCCCATGTTGTAACGCCTGATCCGTTATTGGTCAAAACTTGCCCGGCTGATCCCGCAGTAGTGGGTAAAACAAATTGATAATCGGCCGCTGTAGATCCTGCATTTAAAGTAATAACGTAAGGCGTAGATGCATTGGCTAATTTAAGCAGACCGGTATTGGTTCCGCTGTTTGGAACGCCAACGTATACGCCATTTTGTGCAACAACATAGCCAGTGCTGGTCGCATCAACGCCAAAGGGAGCCGTAGGTAGTCCTCCACCGGAAAATAGCGAACCGTCAACCTGAATGCTAGCTACTGGAGTTGAAAACGAACTAACGGTAAACATCATAGTCCCGCCGCCGCCGTTCCATTTATTTTCTAACCCTACGGTTTTATCTTGCCCACCTACTGTACCGCCCCATACGTCACCCGATACGCAACTCATGAAGATCGCGCCGCCATAAGCATCTTCAGAACCGCTGTAATAATAACGGCCAACAGTCAGCGAGCCGGTGCCATGATCTTGTCCAAAGGTAGTGTTATAAACGCCGCCATCCGCGCCTTGTGCAAGGCTGGCTCCAGCAAAGCTGCCGCTATTATTGTATTGCAGGGTTAAAGATGCGCCGCCCGGAGAGCCGCCACCGCCGCCCGTGCTTACCGCTACGCCATTGACGTAAAGACCTGTGGCATTGAGGGTTCCTAGACCTTTATCGCCGCCCGTCGGAGCGCCCACTTGCACACCGCCGTCGTTAGAGATAACCATAGCGGCAGAAATCGAAGCAATTTCACCGGCACTCCCATTGGGCATAACATAAAAAGTACAAGTACCGTTGTTCATATTGAGCAACGTGCCGCCGCCTGTGTTGATAAATCTCCAATAGGTATTGTCGTAATATATGTTATTAGTAAAGTGAGTGTTGTTGGGTCCGCCGTAATACCCAGACCAAATAGCTGCTGTACTGCCTACCTGAAGAATTGAGGCGGGGAAGTATGAATTACCAGACCATGACGTATTAGCGGCTTGACCTATACCAACTTGAATGTTGTTGCCTGAGCCATACGCTGGTGCAGCGTAATAAATAGACGCGCCGCCAAAAGCCCCGCTATTATTAAACTGTAATTGCCCACTAGAGCCACCGGGGGAGCCGCCACCACCACCAGAAGAGTTAATAGTTTGATTCGGCCAAGTACCTGAAATGCTTACGTTGGTTCCTGCGACTAATGAAGGTGTTGTAGTCCCGGTTCCGCCATTAACCACCGGCAATGTGCCGGTAACCTGCGAAGCCAAATTAACCCCTGATAAAGCGCCTCCCAGCGTTAAGCTGCCGCTAGAAGTGACCGTTCCGCTTAACGTCAAACCATTGACTGTTCCGGTTCCGCTTACTGAAGTAACCGTACCGCCGCCGCCGCCGCCGCCGGTTGCGTTAATCGTAACAACGCCCGTGCCGCCACTAGGTGAAATCGTGACATTGCTACCCGCAACAATTTGAGAAACCACATTGCCTGAGCTACTAACGTAAGAAGCCAGACCGGCCGGGGTAATTTGGTAGTTACTGCCGGATCGGGCAATAGGGATAGAATCCGTCCCTTGAGGCGGATCACCAGCGGGTAAACCAGAGAAAGTCTGTGTTGTAGTCATAGTTAGGCTACCGTTATTTCTTTAAAAGCATTTATAAAATAGCTCCCGGCTCGTTGATTAGCGTATAGGTCATGTTGGGGCCTAATCGACTATAACGAACTGGGGTTGTCCCGGATGCACCAGAAGTGTTGCCCACAATGGTGTAATTAGCCGGTGTAGACGAGCCTGCCCAAGAACCATTGACCCAAGTATTGGAAGTGAAGGTTGGCGATACGACGACTTGACCGGTGTAAGTTGCTCCCACAACGCTGGTAGGCGTTCCGGTGGTTACACTTGAGTAAACAATTTGCGTTGTTGTGGAGCTTATAACAGAAGAAGCCGGGAACGTGCCGTTAAAGCCTGTTCCACCCACAATGCCTGAAACAATAAGAGGTGATCCATAACCCAGCATGCTAACGCTTCCGTTAACTGCAATGGTAACAACAGTCCCGGTAGACGATGCGCTAGTAATGGGGAAAGTTCCATAAACAAGCTCTGCGCCGTTAGAAAAAGTATCGTATTGACGGCTAGAGGCAACTTCTTGCAATTCAATGTAATTGCCAGTGAATTGAGATGGCCCCGCAAACCCGGCAAAATATCCGTAGGCATCGGCCATGTAAAAGTGAAGACGATTGGTAACCATTCGGTTGCCGCTCATATTCAATCCGCCGCCATAACCGGATGTACCCAAAACCAATGTAGATTTATCGTTTACAGGCGATTCATAATCTGCTGTCGTCGCCGCCATCATGTTGGCTGTAAAATTGTTATTAACTAAGTCGGGCTTGGCCCCGTAATAATACAAGCCACGGGCTGTGGAATTTTGATAAACATTTATTTTTGGATTCCACACGGTGGCAGACTTTGCATGAGTCCACATCATGTTTTGGTAAATATTATTATTTTTAGGATCGCCAAACTTCATAGTTAAGCCATCGGCAAAATTTTCGTAATCATCCAATCCGCCTGTGGCGCTAGGGGCTTGATTACCAACGCGAGAATACGTTCCTTCCATCCAGTTAGAATAAATATTTGCAGCGCCCGTTGAAAGGTTTGGCGCACCCACAAAGCATGACTGTGGGTGGACTCCGGTAAAGTAAATGTTGTTATTGTAGATTTGCTGGCCACCCGGGACTCCATTGGCGGCAACAGTTTCTACGCTAATGGAGGTTGAGTTGGTTGCCCAGCCGTCAACCCAAATTTCATTTTCATAAGTATTGATGGATGGTCCAATGCATATATGCCGTGCAGACATAAATTTATTGTTTCTAATCGTATACAAAACGTCAGCATAGCCAGTCACATAGCAGCCAACGGTTCTGTTTTGGACAATCCATCCATAATCTTCAAAACTGCAATTTTCAACCAAACTTGTGTTGGTTATTGAACATTGTGATATACCCAGCGCGCCGCACGAATAGTTGTTGTATTTAAAGTAAAGGCCGCGCAAATAAAGCGTCGTTGTGCCTAATTGATAAAGTCTTAATGGGCAAGCGGAAATTCCATACAGGCCTTGAACCATATTGGTCGTTCTGCCTGCTCCGTTTTGAATTCTTCCATTAATAATTTCAATGGTGCCTGCTGGGGAATAGGAATTGGCATACCCTATTCCACAAGAGTCAATTGAGTTAGGGGTAGCTGGCTGAACATTAGAAGTGCCGTAGGTCAGCGTATACCCATTAAGATCAATAAGAATATTAGAAGTGCCCGGCCGTACTGATATACACACCGCAGGGCAAGAAAGATCCCCTTGCAAGACGTAGTGGCAATTTGAAAGCAAGCAGGTAAATGGGGTAGTCCCCCCGGGTATATTGACAACGGTTACATAGCTCGTAAGAGGCGTTACGGTTTGCTGCCCTGCAGTAATGGTATTGGGCGCAGTGGGGTACTGGATGGTAAATCCAGAAGGAGCTGTCGTAAGCCAACTAGGAATAGATACAGTTCCAACCGGGGTATTGGCAAAAATAGCGTCCCTTAAGGCCGTGCCAGATAGCGCGGTATATTCGCCAGTGCCAACGCCTGCTGTGAGAACTCCAATAACAAACTCAGTTGTAATGGTATTTGACGCAGAGTCAGTTACCTGAACATAAATAATATCCGCTTCGGTAATTTCAGGCGTTCCAGAAACCACGCCCGTAGCCGAATCAATTGTCCAAACATTTTGTTTAGATCCAACATATCCGGGTGAAGAAGTGGTCGTTGCCTGAGGTGCTTTATAAAAGGAATAAGCATAGGGGGCGGTTCCCCCTTGAACCAATATTGGAGCGCTAAACGCTGTGCCAACATTGGGGTTATTGCCATTGGTGTCCGTTAAGCAATAGCACTGAATAATAGTTACATAGGCATTGGTATAGGTTGGCGTCCCGGTGGGGGCAGTAGGTAACGTGTATTGCACCGTGGTTGAAGTGCCGCCGGTAACAATATAAGTCCCGTTATACCCAGTTGCTCCATCGACTCCTTGAACAGTAACCGTCATCCCAGCAATGGGAGTAAGAGAGCCAGAGTTAGGAGTGCTAAAAACAATAGTTGCCGTGCTTCCAGAATAGCTAGCAGAAGTTATTTTGGGAGAAACGGCAGAAACTAAGTCGTAAGTTTGCTGGAATATTAAATCGCCTGTAGAAACAGGATTATTAATGGCAAAGTTTATTGGGGAAGACGTTCCTCCGCCCGGAGCCGGATTAAATACTGTAACCGCAGCAGATCCAGCGCTAATTAAATCTGCCGCAGGAATGACTGCCGTTAGAGTTGCTGAATCAACATAAGTTGTTGGGAAAGCAACAGATCCGTTCCAAAGAATAATGGAATTATCTAAAAAGTTACTTCCGCCAACCGTTAATGGGGTATCGGGTGATCCAGAAAAAGCATTGGCAGGACTTAATGAGCTTAAAGTAGGGACTGGGTTATCGGCCGTGCTTATAGTAAAAGGCAAAGCATTGGACGTTCCGCCTCCGGGTGCTGGACTAGCTACCGTTACTAACGCAGTTCCAGTGCTTGTTAAATAATTTGAAGGAATATTGGCAGATAAAGCTATTGAACTTACATAGGTAGTAGATAAAGGTATTCCGTTCCAATTAGCTACTGACGAAGGAATAAAATTAGATCCAACAATGCTAAGGCTAAAAGCACCGCTATTTTGCAAAGCCCCACTAGGAATTAAAGTCGATAGAGAAGGAAGTGGATTAGGCGGAGTTGGAACAGGGACAAAGCCAGCCTCTGTAACAAAGAAAGCTGCGCCATTTTCCGTGACAAAGTAAGTGATCCCATCTTCTTCAACAAAGTAAGCACCAAAAGTATTTTGGATATAATCCTGCGTGAGCGGGATCTGCTGGTAGTTATACGGCAGGCCAATTGACGCAGTAACAAATTTAGTTGAATCGGTCAGCAAGCTGGCTGCAGGGATTCGGCTGACAACCTGATAGGTAAATGCCGTAGCTGAAATCACAACGACGCTGTAAAAACCTGTTGCTAACGGGTTTAATAAACCTTCAACCGATATTTGAGATCCGGTAATGAGGTTATGCGGTGACAAGCAGGTCACAGTAATAAAAGTTGTACCATCAGAATTAATGGCCAATACCGGAACCGGGACATCGTAATGCACCGTGCCAATCAGCGGCATAATGGCTGACTGCGTTAGGCCATTCCCGCTAGGAGTGCCGATAGGCTGGGTCGTAATATTTTGCAGATCCTGCGTCACCAAGGCCGCCTGAGACGGGATAGGAATGCCGGTCGTAGGGTCGGTAACTACAGGGAAGTTGGCCGTCAAATCGTCTACAGAGGCCGTCACAAAGTCTTGTGTACGGGCGTTGATGATTGGCGTAGGGTCTGCCGGTACAACAATCGCACGAAGCTGTTCTTGCGGTTTGTCGTAGCAAGTCTTGCAGACCAAAATACGCAAATTCTGCAAGGACGCGCCGCGCCAATCAAATTGCCAGCGAAGGTCTACCCAGTTATAGCGAAATCCACAACGATCACATATGGCATGCGCCTGCGGGTTGGAAGAACTGGTTCTTGCTCGACCTGATTTGGACGCATAGCCCATAGCTTAAGGCCTAAAATAAGCGGCTACCATAGGCGATATGTACTGCTGCGCGGTTTCAATATTTTGCGCCGCCGCAATATCGTAGGACTCATCGGCCATAGGTTTTAAAATAGCGACCTTATCGGGTGCCCATATCATGGCAAGGCGATACGCCATGCCGTAAGCAAAAGCCTCCAAAAAGTAATACGGAATTTCAACTTGCTGACCGCTGGTGAAATTTGAGTCTTGGATCTGCCGAACCCGGTAATAATCAAACGCGCTTTGGCTGCCGTCTGGAACGGGCCACAAAGTAACGGTTGGGGAAATAAGGCGATCAAACCAATAGGTAGTTGGGAAGCCTTGCTGCTGCGGGTTAGGGTAAGACGCATATTCAGTGCGACTAATTGGCAGAATTAGTCGATTAATAGCTGCGCCGCTGCTGTTTTGGACAACGTAGGCATCTAGCATGACAATCGTGTTAGAAGGAACGGAATAAGTCGATACCCCCTGAATCAAAGGTATCGACTGTAAGTCCACGGTCCAAAGGTTAACGCCCTGAGAACTCCACCGGCCTAACATCATATTAGCCGCCATGCGAGCCGATTCCATATGCTCCTGCAGCAAGGCCGTGTTTCGGACCCCGCACAGGTTATAGGCATATAGAGTCAACTCGCCTAGCGACGGGTTGTATGCATAGGTTTGTGAAGTGCTAATGGCACAACTCCTTAGTTAGAAGGCGTCGCCGAAGCGTCAGCAGGGGCTGGGGCGTCTGCCGAAGCCGAAGCGTCAGCAGGGGCTGGGGCATCTGCCGAAGCCGAAGCGTCGGTAGGAGCTGGTGCCTGCTGAACAGGGAAAGCCGCCGCGAGCTTGTTAAACACGCTAACAGCCTGAACCACGAACCCCCAGTTGGTGCGATCCGCAGCCAGCAGGGAATCCAATACAGCCTGAGCTTCCTGAACAGATAAATCAATCGTTGCCATGATAAAAATCCTCTAATTAGTAGTGGTTGAATTTAATGCGGTAATGTCTGCCTGAACTGCGGTAACCATAGCAGGCAAGCTTGTTAGCGTTGAATTTACCTCATTTAATGCCGTTTGAAGCGCCGTTATTTTACTGCTTAAACTTGACAAAGATGTGCCGATTTTTTGCACATTTAAGATTTGCCCGGGCTGTACGCAAGTAAAACTATGTGGATCATCCGGTAAAAAATTCAATATATCGCCAGCATTGGCCGTAGTGTTCCCTTCATTCTGAGTTGTTACGGTGAATTGACCCGACAAAACCACCGTAAAATGAATATTATCGTCCGTGTGATCGTGAGTTGGTAACACGATGCCTGCCTGCTGGAACGTATACAAAATTCCTACAGTGAGAGGCATGGCGTTTAACACGGACGGGTCATTAGGCAAAGCCGCCATTGCGTCAGGACTTAACCGAAACAAACTAGGATCAACAAACTGGGTCATGGGAATCCCGCTCCTAAAATTGATGTGCCGCCCGATGGTAGGTTACTGATCGTTATTGTGGGGCTGAATGTACCGCCACCTAGCGAAAATCCCGGATCAGCCGGGAAGCCCGTAAATTTTCCGGTGGACGTATTAAAAGTTACTGTGGCCGTGGGGCTGTAAGTTCCACCCGTAATGGCATTTCCAAACCACGGATAACCGCCAGATCCGTTTGGAACCGTGACAGGATTTAATGGATTAATTCGATTAACTGTTCCGGTAAAAGTTCCCCCGCTAATGACGTCGTAAGGGAACGGTATATTTGCGGTAGCTCCGCTAGTATTACTAGCCGTAATATATACAGAGGTTGCTTTTAAATTAACAGTACCTGAAAAAGTCCCGCCGGAAATAGTTCCACCTTTTTGCCCATTATCAACAGACGTACTATTGCCTAAAAAGTTAACGGTTCCCGTAAATGTTGCGCCCGTTGCTAATTGCAACCCAGCTCCTAATGTAATGGTTCCACCATAAGTTCCAGCAGAAATCACCACATTGCAGCCGGTTCCATTGGGGCCGCCCGATTGTAGAGCGAGAATAGCCCCGCTATACGTTCCTGTTGGCCCTGATGTTAAATTAATAGTCTGTCCGTAAGTAGATGATCCATCGCCTTGGGAAACCAAATAAACGGTATCGCTGGCTGCATTAGGTAATCGTCCTAACGGTGTTCCGGGTGTAATATTGGCAGATCCACAACAGCAGTTATAACTACCAACTGATGAATACCAATTTCCTACGGTATTCCACGCTCCCGTATTAGTGCTTACTCCGTCTCCAAAATATACGTTTGCCATTGTTAGTAAGCTCCGATGAACTGAACCATCTGCCACTGACTGCGAAGCGCCGAATACTGCACGATAACGTGATACTCCTTGCCAGAAGTCATGGTATATGGCCAGCTAATAACGGTTTCTAATGAAGGCAGTTGATAGGCGCTCATGGTCAACGTGTACGAACCACCGGAGCTTAGGATTTTAAAATAAACCGTGTCATTATCGCCTGTGTCTGATGGAGCGTTAATGGTCAAGTTGCCCGTGGCCGTAATCGCATAACGAGTAATGGCTTTGGTTACTGTTGGGGTGATCGTAGATGAATACGATAGCGTGCTGTACGCATTGCCACCGGACGGTACGTTATTGGTATTGACTACTGTAGTGACATTAGACCCTGCCGAAGGCGTGGTGACATCACCCGATAGAGGGCCGGAAATTCCGCCTGAAGCCGCCGCCCAAGTGGTAACACCCGATCCATTGGTTTGCAGAAAATAGCCGGATGTGCCGCCAGTCGTTGGTAATGTAAGTGACCACGTTCCGGCTGCTGCGGCTGATTGAACCGTAACCGTACCGCTACCGCTACCGGGCAGTAAAAGCGAAGTGAATGACCCTGCTCCTGCCGTAATGCTCTGGCCGGTAGCCACCATTCCGGCGGTTCCCCAACTGACATTAGCCGGAACAAAACCATAGCCGCCCCACTGAGCGCCAGCCGTACTATTGCCCCAGCTATAAAAATAACCTGCCGCACCCGGTGTTCCAATGGCTAACGTGGTTCCGGCATTATTGGTAATCGTGACATTGCCGGTTGAGTCGTTGTCTACAATATAGGCCGTGCCAATCGGGATAGTTGTTTCATCAGGCAATTTGATGGTTTGCGTCGTCGTTCCGCTGATGTGCTGATAAAACGTCGAAGCCACGGTTAACGTGGTAGTTCCTGCCGCCGCAGTGATTTCCGTCAATGCGGGATAGCTGTTGTTCCAAGTCACATTGGCGTTGGTATCTCGCAAAACCACACTAGATGCGCCTGAGCTAGCTGTAACGCCCGTGCCGCCGTTAGAGACGGCCAGAGTACCCGTCACCCCTGTGGTGAGTGGCAGACCCGTAGCGTTGGTTAATGTGACCGATGTAGGTGTCCCCAAAACTGGCGTTACTAATGTTGGGCTAGTAGATAAAACATTGCTACCTGATCCAGTGCTAGTAGTGACCCCCGTGCCACCGTTAGTAACAGCTAGAGTACCTGTCACGCCTGTAGTGAGTGGTAGACCCGTCGCGTTAGTCAAAACCAGTGCGGTTGGGGTTCCTAGTGCGGGAGTAACTAATGTAGGTGACGTAGCCTGAACAACCGATCCCGTTCCGGTAGTGGCCAAATTTCCTAACGTGCCAGCGTTATCATAAAGAATATAGCCGGAAGTTCCTCCAGAAACGGTGGTGGTTCCTACCGTTATAGAAGAAGAGGCCAATGCATTGATATTGGCAACCGTTAAACTGTAGTTGGATCCGCCGCGAGCAATAGGAAGTAAATCAGTCGATTGAGCCGGTGCGCCTGCTGGCAGATTGGAAATGGTTGAATCGGCCATGAACTAGGCTCCAATAATAATTTTTCCGCCGTTCTCAAGCAATAAATAGCCAGCACCGGCTTGCAATAACAAATAAGACAGCACAGGGATAACGGAGCTATAAGTTGCTACAACGCCTGCTCCGCCAACGCCCTGTCCAGCACCGCCGCTAGAAGAGGTATAAGCCACCACACGAACGGCCGTTGAAGGACTCGTGTTTGCAAAGTTGGCTACGCCAGATCCACCGACAGACTGTGCCATTAGTCACCCGATTGAATGATCGTTAAAGTGGCTGTACCGCTACCTGCCGATACGTTAAGACGAATAGCCGCCACTTGAAATGCATAGTTACCGTCTTGGTTGGCCGACAAGCTGGCCACCGTAGGATGATTAAACCAAGTAGGCGTGATGTTAGGGTTTTGGATGTCGTCAAACGTGTGCTGAACGGTGTACGTCACCGTGCCAGATACCACGCAGCCAAAGCCCACATTAAATGGCGTAAACCAATAGTCGGCTTGAAACGGTCGGCTAGAGCCTGTACCGGTTTGAGAAAGGATTACTGGAATCATTGCAAAGGCTCCTTAACACTTAACGTCCCAGCGTTTCAGCGCTAAATTGATCCGACTGTTGGGATCGTGCGCGGTCTTCGCTGAAGTCAATTTCTCTTTCATGCCACACATTCTAGTCCTAAAGTTCTCTCGCCGTTGGGCAGAAGCAGGACTGTGTGCAGCTTCGCTAGCCGTTACCGGCTTTTTAATGTTGTGACCTTCAGCTCGCAAAGAAGCCCGGCCCTTTTCATTAAGACCGCCTTCAGGAGACTTTCCAGCTTTTCGTGTCCAAGCGCCAGACATATGCACCTCTTAAGGAAAAACGGGGGCACAGAGGCCCCCGCTTAGTACGACCTTATGCCGAAAGGAATTTATTCGTATTCCATTTCAACATTGTGGCCCGTTGGAGCAGTTCCCTTACGAGCGCTCGTAAAAGGGTTCATGTCCGAAGTAGCGCGACCACCCGACTTGCGGGGCTTGCGACCCGCATGCATCTTGTGCATTTCGCCGTGGACCTTCATTTCCATCTTCTTAGCCTTACCACCGTGCTTACGCTTGGTGCGGCCACCGTGCTTACGCTCTTCGGCCTCGCTATCAATGTGTTTAGCATTGGTGCGAGCCTCTGGGGCTGTGCTGAGATCCTCAGCCTCCTCGTTAACGCCGCCCGTCGCTTTGTGGTGACGGCCCTTCATGCCTTTATGACCTTTCATTAAAAACTCCTAAATTATGCGGTGTACTGGCCGTTGGTGTAACTGTTAAACGCCTGAATATAGCGAACAACTAAAGTTCCTGCCCCCGTACCGGTATTGGTCGAGGTAATAACTAGCTCAACGTCAGTGGTTCCAACATTAAGCCAATTATTAATTTGAGTAAGACCAGTACCGGGCGTGACAGTAACTTTGCCTGCCGCGCTAGCCGTTACTGCGCCAGCCGTTGTCAATGCCGTAGCAGATGCCGTTGTGCCAATGCCTAGCGTAGAAGCTACTCCAGACCAAGCTGCTGTGGCATAAAGATCAATTGCAGTAATAAAGCTATTAGCCGGAATAACGATTGACGTAGTGTATACGCCAGCCACCGATCCGTTAGTCGCCTGAGTAATTGCTTGAGCCTGCGCCATCTCACAGAAACCGACGTTCTGCTGACCGGTGCTACCACCAAGTCCAGCAAGAACGCCTGTGCCGTCGCTGTTAAGGACGTTCCCTGCTAATACTGGCCCAGTAAAAACTGTTGATGCCATGTTTTATCTCCTGAGATAATCCCCCATTGCTGGGGGATATACCGTATTACGACGTTGGGAACGAACCAAAGATCGAGCGCCAGTTGTAGTACCCAAACGAGTACCGCTCATAGCCCTTAACCAACAGGTTGTCGGTCACGAAATCGACCTGCATGTCCGTTTCAAACTTCATACGGCTCATGTATGAGAGACCGTCGATGTTGGTTAACAAGAACCATGCATAAGGCGACGTTAAGAAGTCGTTGACCATATAGCCTTCTGGAAGACCACCGGCCGTTGACAAGATTGCGTTGACATCGTTGTCTGCAGTACCCGGACGCAGCTCAGTCTTAACCAAGCGAATAGCCACTGGCTCAAGCTGTGGTGGGATAACTAACTTACGACCGCGAGCAAAGATCTTTAAACCAGCCTGATCACGGAAGTTGGTACGAATACCAATCATCGCGTTTAACAAGGTGGATTCGTTCAAGTCAACCTGAACGTAAGGCGTGTTAGCTACCGTGCCACCATCAATAGGATGGCTGTAGTTACACAGAGAAACACCATCACCACCGATCTGAGCGTTATACGTCGTTGCGGTGTTGAGAATGTTTGCGCCATAGATCTCTTTGGTCTGATGGAACGACTCAATCAAGCCAAGGTTGCTAGGATGGAACTGCGTCTTGTAGAGGTTGTCATCGATCGCCTTACGGGTGATCGCATAACCCAACGCAATTTCATTATGCTCTTGGTTATAAACAAAGCGCTCGCCTGCGCTGTTGTCAAACTGAGTCTGACCACCTTCCGTCTTGAGCTGGGCAAGACCCAAGTAACGCATTTCAGCGGTACGCTCAAGAGCCAGTTTCGAGTCATGTTTCGTGAAGATCTTGTCGTACTGCGACGGGATCATCTCGTACTTGCCTTCTACCCCACGCAGGCCGGGGAGCAGAAGGTCTTTAATCGCACTAAGATTAACGGCCATTTTTAACTACTCCTTAAACTGCGGTGAGAGACTTGGTCTCTACGGCATTGAACGCTACAACAATATAGTTATTTGCAGCCGTTGGGCTGTAAACAACCGCGCCAGCGCCCGTAGCAATCGCAGGTACGTTAGTTGATAAAGAAACAATACGGAAAGGCAAAGTAGCCGTGGTGTTTACACTGGAATACAGTGCATAAGCACCGCTGATGCCGTTGGCCGTATTGCCAGTGCCGACGTTATACCCAATGTTTAAGCCGACCTGAGCCTGCGTGACCGGACCTGCGCCCGAACCGCCAACCTGCACCAAGAACTGGGCATTAGGATCGTTGATGTAGTAAGCCTCAACCACCGTGGCGCTATCCGAACCGGGCCAATAGTTGGACCAGACGGTACGTTTCTGCGAGACCGACAGGTACTTGCAGCCAACGAAAATACCCGCAATCGGGCTGGTGGTGTCGTTGTCACCCTGAATCAGGTAACCCGACGAAATGACTACAGGATCGTTGAAAAAGATCGCCGTAGTGTTGGTGTAATTGATTGCGCCGACGACTTGTTCATAAGTCGGGGCGGAACCCGTTCCTTTTAGCTGCTGGAACCCAAATGGCGCGAAAGTATTCGCCATGACGGTTGTCTCCTATTACGGAGGCCATCATCGCGCACCGGGGCGACTTAGACCGGAATTAAGATTCAACCCTGCCACCGGGGAGGGGTTGCGACAATTTATTCAGAATTTTAGCTATATGTCAACAACCCCCTTGATTTTAATATTATTTAGGGATTGGGATCGACTCGTAAGACCGGTTGACCTTCACCAAGGAAGAATCCTTGTTGTTTCGGCCAAATTGGTTGTTAGGAGCCTCGCTCAGTTGCCGTTCTTTCTGGCTAACCTGCATCCGGGCGTCTCGCAATTCGCGCTGGCGAGCCTCGTCAGTAATTTCCTTAGGCCGTTCCATGAGGATTTGGCCATCTTGTAGGATAACGGCTGACGAAGAATTGACCGGCATTAGCTCCGGGTGACGCTTGGTTGGCACCGGCTCCCACCCATCACGAGCCAATTTGACCGCATACGCCGGGTCTTCCTTGCCTAAAACGGTGTGGCGCTTCCATTCATAGGTCCATCCGTCAGGAATAACCTCTTTAGGAATGTGAAACTTGTCTACGCCTTCGGATATTTCGCTGCGATGGTTACGCAACTCCGCTGTACGCCGTGCGGCACGGGTCATGGGGTCTTCTTCACGCATAACAGGACGCATATCAGGCCGGTAGAGATCTATTTCAGCCTCTTCTGCCTTAATTTCCTCAGCTTCTTCGTTCACTTCAGCAAGAAACTTGCTGTTACGCGCCGTAATGCGCTTTTTATCGTTTTCGGTATCCATAAATTACTCCTTAATGGCTTTCGCGCTGCACTTTTAGCTTCATTCGGGCATATTCTTCGTCAGTCATACCGCTAAATTGAGCTATTTCACGCTCTGCGGCACTTAAACGAACCACGTTAGGACGACTACCAGTGCCTGTGCCACTACGGCTAACCGGCGCAGCAGGCGGTGAGGAGCGTTTCTGCGTGGCTTTAGCCGCTGTTTGTGACGGATTGCTGTAATCCGATGAAGCACTGACACCTAAAATGGACTCTACGCGATCAAAATAGTCATCCGTGTCCGGTGTGTAGTCATCAGAAACCACTAACTGGTGGGCTGCGATCATTTTTTGATACAGCTTAGGGTTAGTTGCGTACTGAGGATTACGGCGAATCCACTCAGCCGACCGTGGGGTGAGCTGAGAGGCCAGTGCCTCTACCGGATCGGATGGCGTATAAGCCGCAGGAGCCTGCGCCCGTGGCTGATTTTCTAAATCAGTCTTTCCTCGCTCCAAGTCCTTTAGCCGATCGTTGTTAATAATCATATCGTGCTGAATACGAGCAGCACGATCATGATCGCCTTCCGATATAGCATCACGATAATTAGAAATTAACACTTCAGAATTTTGTTTAACCGACTCTAAAGCATTGCTAATAAGGTGATATTGGTTCTCGCGCACCTCATTGGTTGCTACGCTGGCTCGCGTAGACGCTTCATAGGCCCGTTTTTCAGCATCTAAACGAGCAGCTTTTTCTGCTTCTAAATTAGCCTTTAATTCTTCTAATGCATCGTCTGTAGAAGACTTTTTAGGCTTAGTACCGGGTTTTTCATCCGATAATTCAACTTTGATTTCTTCCGTTTTAGGAAGGTCATCAGGAATTTCTAGCAAAATATCGGTTTGTTCAGGGGTCTCAGACATGGCTTATCTCCTTACCAAACTTTATCAGGATCAATAATGCTGCCCTTGACATCCACATCATCAAGGATTCGGCATAAAGTGCCGTCATCGCCACCCGGTAACGTGATTGCCCAGCCATCAGAAGGTCTGAAAATAACCCAATTAAGCAACTCAATGGACATGTTCTTAAACCATTTCTGGCTAGAGTCCACAAAGGCATCCGGTCCCATTTTAATAACCAAACCTACCTTGCCTTGGTTGCGGTCTTCCTTAACGTAACTAGAAGGCAAAGCAATTCCGCCCTTAGTTAACTCAGGCCGAACATAAACGGCCACTAAAACTTGATTGTGATAGATCTGGACATCATCAATATTGCCAATCCGTTTAAGGATGGCATCTTTAGGATCGATATCGTGCTTCATTGCCATAATGGGCATGGACTTTTTCTCCGTTAACGGTTATCGACGTTTTTATCTGCTTCTTCAAAATATCCAATGGCTTTTTTTAACCCTTGGATCTCGCCTACCGCTTTTTTATATTCGGCATAATCAGTAATGCTCATGCCTAACGTGAGGTTTTCTGCCAGCCTTTCAATCTCTGCATGAAGTAACTTTGCGAGTTCTCTTGCAAAAGCCGTAGAGTAAGTCTGCATATTTAACCCATAAAAAAAGCGGGGCGACCAGATTACTCCAGTCACCCCGCTTATGTCATCTTAGATTAACCCCGATGTTTTTGAATTTGGGTTTTCTCTAAGCGCCCTAGCCCTCCACCCGAACCGGCATCCATGTCTTTGTATGAACGATAGCTACGGTGTCCGACTCGACCGCCACTCTTACGCCCCATCATAGGGGGCATGCCGGGAGGCGGAGCGCCTGCGCCGGGAGGCATCCCGGGAGGCATGCCGGGAGGGCCGCCAGCACCCATAGGAGGCATGGGCATCGGCATTGCGCGAGGCGGTGGGGGCGGTGGCATCATGCCGGGTGCAGGAGCGCCCATGCCGCCGTGGGGCTTATGATCGGCAATAATGATATTGACGTTCATGCCCTTACCAGCCTTACCACCGTGCGCCCGGGCCATACGGCCACCTACGGGGCGGGTGCCCTGCATCTGGCCGTCTAGCGAGCCTCCAGAGGCCCGACCCTTGCGGCAAATGGGGCAATCGCACCCCTTGCTGTGAGCGCTGCCGCCGTGTGCCTTCTTACGGGCAGCGGCTGCATTGTCTACCAAGTTAGGGTAGGGGCGGCCTGCCGCCTTGGCCATTGCCTTAGCCGAAGCCTTCTTAGACTTGCTTAAGGCATGAGTCTTATGGTCTTCAGGCGCAGATTTCTCCCAAAACGGCTTTTCAGCTTTGCCGCCGCTCTTCTTGCCCATCCGGCCGCCCATGCATTTGCCGCAACGGCAATCTTCTGGATGACCCTTCATGGCAGAAGGTTTAACCATCTTTTTGATTAACTTGGTGTCTTCAACCATATCCTCGTGCTTATCGGTCTTGCCGCCTCGCTTGAAGGCTCCAACATGCTTAACGCCGTGGCGCTGCTCATTGGCCTCCACCATATCTCGATTGAGCAGGCTATCGGCCGTCAGGGCACGGCCGCCCGACTTGCGGGGCTTGCGGCCAGCGTGGTGTTTGGCCATTTCACCCAAGACCTTGCCACCGGCCTTAAACCGGCGCATACGGACAGGCCGCGCTCCGGTCTTGGCGGTGGTTTCTAGCTGCTCCGGCGGAACAAAGCTTGAAGCATCGACTTTGGCGTGGGGGTCGCCTGAAGACATACGGGTTGCTTTTTCCCGTAATGCCTTCCGGGCAGCTTTTGCTGTTTCGGACATTTCAATTCTCCATGAAGGAATTACGGGGTGCCCCGTTTTGTTAACTGCCTAGCGAGCATCACGGCACCGGGCAGTGACGGGCCGCTCTTATGTGAAATATTAAGCGCTTTTTTAATTAAATTTCCATGAGAATGTTTAATTGGCTCCCAATAGCGCCGCCGGGACCCGTCATCTTCGTCATGGTCGTAATGCTCTAAGTTATGGAATTGGCTTAAATAATCGTCTTCTTCCAATCCATTGACCGGATCGTGAACCAAGCCGCCTTTGGCAAAATGATCCTGTGGCATACCACCAACAGCATTTTCATCATCGGCAGGTTTAAATTGCGATTCTTTTTGAATTGGAATCTTTACTTCATGATTAGTTGCATAAGAAGGATTCAAAATTGGACCTAAAATGGGATTGCCTTTTTTGCCCAAACGAGGCTTCCCCGTTTTTTCATCTAATGGAGAAGGCCCTCGCTCGTAAGCGTCTGGCTTTTTAATTTGCGGATCGTAATGGACAAAAAATCCTTTTGCGTCTTTTGCCGCTTCAGACATTTTTCCAGAAACTTTTTTATTACGAAGACCAATAATAACGCCTCGTTGGCCGGGGGCTTGTTTGTCCATTGGTCGATAATCATGAGTATCCCCATCGATTACATCATAATATTGCCCAGTTTCTTCATCATGAACAGTTTTAGGCAAAAATCGTTTATGACTAAAAGCCATTGCAACATTATGGCCGTTATCTAGAACAGACCTCATGCCGTTTTTCCCAGTCCAATTTTGGTTAGGGTTATGAACGTGATAAGAATCAATGACGTTGCCTTTGTTGTCTTTGTTTTCAATATCTTGAGAAAAGCCTGTTGAAGAAAAAGTTAGGTGATGGTTTGGCAAAGGATTGCCTTTGTCATCAAGCAAAGGTTTATTAGGCAATTTGGTGTAATCGTAAAAACTAACATCCGGGTGGGCAGTAATTAATGATCGATATACGCGAGGAGGAATGTCTGATAAAACATTTAATCTCACGCCTTGCAAATTGCCATTGGCATTGGCCTGCTCTTTAGCAGCTTGAATTTCATCATGCAATTTAATGGCAAAAGCTTGAGGGTTGTGCAAAAAAGCCAAGGTTTTTATAAGGCTATTTAATCGAGGCCCTTTGATCGCCTTTAAATCAATTCCGCCGCCCAATTTGTGATAATTACCCGAAGTAAGTCCAAGGCAAAGATCTTTGCAGGCAGCATGATTAGGACAGACGTTAAAATTTCCTTCTTGATAAGCCGGGGATAAGGGCAATCCAGTCGTTTCAATGCCTTGTCCATTAGGCAAGCTAATAGGTTCTGCTCCCTTGTAGCCTTTTTCGGATTTCATTAATTTTTCGTTTTTTCCTAACAAGCTTTTAACTCGACCATTTTGGCCTCTTCCTAAAAAAGAGGCCAATGCGTCTTCTGCTTGTTTGCTATTTTCAATTCTTTGTTCTGGCGTCAAAGAAAGATGGTTAGAAATAGCTTTATCAACTGAATTTGCCAAAAAAGAATTAGTAATTCGATGAGGGGAAGAAGGAATATTCCCTGATTGAATTTGAGAAATTAAATTGTCATTGCTATTTAAAGAGCGAGTAGATTTAGCAATTTTCATTGCTTGTTGCACCGCAGGGTTGCTCGCGCCTTCTCGATTAACAATATCAAATGACATTTTTTAATCCTTTAGATATTTTAAGAGCTTTGGAAACCATGTCGTTATTGTTTTCAACATAGCCCCCTTTCTTAAAAGCTTTAAATCCGTTTTTTAAAATGCTTTCTCGCATTTTAGGAGTAATGGCTAAAGACATATGACCAGCCACCTTTTTGTCTTTAGAAACATGAGGGGTAATGGCTGCGTCAGGATTATGCTCTTTTGCCAAAGCTAATAATTGTTTTGGAATAATATGGTCGTAATAGGTTTCCATGCCGCGAGACCCAATATCAAGATCTTGGCCGCGCAATTCGCGTTGCCCAAAACTATTAGGCTCTGTTTGCAAAAGCCTTTCAGCCACTTCTTGCCCCAAAACATTGGGCAATTCATGCTCTTGTGTAGGCCTATCAACAACTCGATTCCCATAACTATCCCAACCATGTAAATGATTTCGATTAAACATGATTCGATTAACTACATTTGACAATGCGTATCGATTAGCGTGAGTTTTTCCGGGAGCAATAACTAATCGATCGTAATTGCCTTTAGCTGCTTCAAGAAGAGCGCGTTTTAATCCCAAATCAGTCCATTTTTCAGTGTTAGTCACATAAGGCGCTTCAATTGGAAGCGAGTGTCTTTTTTCGTTATTAAATAAATTAATTGCACTTTGCAATGCTTCATTTTTTTTGTCAGGGCTATCCCCGTAATTTAAAAAAGTTTTGTTTTTATTGCGATAATCTAAAAAATTAGCAGGTTGATTGTTATGTTCTATATTTTTTATTTCATATCCTTTAGGCAAAGCTGTTATTGGGCCGGTATTAAAACCGCGCATTCTGCCTAATTGGCCCCAATCGCTTTGCAACTCTTCTAAGTAAAGAGTTTTTTCTGGCACTGGCAATGGCTTTTTGGATTGAGAATAAATTTTAGGAGGATCAGAAGGAGTTGAAAACTCTTTAAAGAGTTCTTCCC